GTCGGCGGCCGGTACGAGATCGATGTGGCCGAGCGCCAGTTTAACGGCCGCGTCATCCGCAAGATCACCAGGGCGCGGCCGGCCGGCGTCAACGGCGCCGCCGCGCCCGCGGCCGGCGGCGGCTTTACCGCCAGCGCGGCGGGCGAGAGCGAGTTCGTCGGCCGCGTTCTCGCGGCTCTGATTATAAAGGGCGAAGTGCGCTACGTTAAGCGCGAGCTCTACGACGCCGCGGTTCTGCTGCGCAGCCTGTGGGCCGCGACATGCAGCGGCCGGGCAGAAAGCGCCGACGCCGCCGGCGAGCGGCATTGAAGCAGGAGAAGCCATGAGCATCATCCCGATGAAACCCGCGCCCAAGATGGTTCCTGTCGATATGCCGCCGGAGACGGCGGCATGGGTCAACAAATTCATCGCCCACAACGCCAAGCGCTACGGCTCGCACGGGCCGATGACGATGGAAACTCTGCTGAAAATTCTTTTTGAGGACGTCGCCGCCGCGATGCGCGACGGCGGCGATTCCTGGCAGGGCTGCCATATGGCGATCCTGCTGCTCGAGCACGGCTACCGGCTCTGACACGGCGCGCGTTCACAGCGGTTATGTGGATCTTTCTCAGCGACGCCTTCGTCTCGATCGTCGCGCCCCAGCCGGGGCGCGGCGTCGACCCGCAAAAATTTCTGATCGTTCGCGCCCGTGTCCGCGGCGACATCGAGAAGCTTTTTCCGCACGCCAGGGTTATGGCGAACCAAGGAGCCGATTATCGCTTCCGCGCGATCGTGCCGCGCGCCGAGGTGGCCGCCGCGCTCGCCGAATGGGCGAGCGCCATCGCCTATACGAACTTCAAAGATACGGTGACGACGCAGGCCCGGCACGAAGCTTATTTCCGCGTCTGGTCCGTCATGGCGGGGCTGCAGCACCCGTTCCGTCCATTGCCGCGGCCGGCTTCCCGGCGCGACAGGAACAGCGATCCTGCCTGAGGAAATCCCACATCTCCCCGACACCGGAGAGATGCTGCGCTTCAAGCAGGAGAGCGGCGCGGACTAGTGAAGCGCCGTCGCCGCCGGAATGACCGTCCGCAGCTTCTGCGGCCGTTTCACCCGTTCCCCGCCGAACTCCCAGCCCTCGGCCTTGGCGTCGAGGACAGGTTCTTCAAGGTCGGCCTCCGAGCCTTCCCGCAGCAGCGCCCGCTCCATCTGCGGATAGGCGGCGGCCACGGCCTGCGTGGTGTAGATACGCCGCGTCGCGTAGCGCGTCGCAATCTCCTCGGCGACCGAAGGCGCGATGGCGGCGATCTTCGCCAGCACGGGATTGACGTCGAACAGCGCGCGGCCGGCATAGCCCGGCTCCTTCATGATGACGAAGGCGTTGCGCATCTCCATCTGCTTAAGCTCGCGTATGCTGTCGAGCAAGTCGCGGCGGCCGTCGGGCGTCAGCCTGAGCGGCTCGCGGTTTTCCCAGCGGCTTAAGTTGTTGGCCACGAGATCGCGGCTCATGTCGTTGAGCAGGCTGACCGCCTCATAGGCGCGCGTCAGCGGATGCAGCCGCTTTTCGTCGGCGCTGAAGGCCGGCCTGCCCTCCTCGTCGCGCGCCGCCGATTGCAGGATCATATAGGCGCGCTCGCGGTCCGGCTTGCCGCGCAAAAAATCCGCCGCATCCTGGTCGCGATGCAGTTTGACGAAATTGTCGTAGGTCGCAACGTCCCGGTTGTAGACGCCGCTGGTCCGGCGCATGTAGTCCCAGAACCGGGTGGTGATGTCCGAGGTGCGCGTCGGATCCTTGATGAAGCGCCGCAGGAACACGCGGTCCTCCCAGGCCGCAGTGGGCGAGTCCGGATCGACCGACTGGCTGAGCGCCATGAAATCGCGGCCCCAGTTGCCGAAGAAGCCGCCGATCGCATAATCGATCTTGATGGGAGAGGCGCCGATCGCGGCGCCGATCATCTTCGCCATCGCGCTGGTGCGCTCGTTGTATTGCTGCGCCGGCTCCAGACGCTGCAGGCTTTCTGGCACGATATCGCGGCCCGACCAGAGATTCTTATTGGCCGCGAGCTCGAAGCCGGTGCGGAACAGCGGCACGTCGGTCGGCGGCTCAAGGATTTGCCATGCCGCGGAAGCGAACATGGCGGCGGCGCGCGGATCGTCCTGCGCGAATTGCTGGTAGGCATATTCGCCGGCGGTAAAGCCAAGTCCCAATTCGAACGGTTTGGGAATCAGCAGCATGTTCCTGCCGACGCCAACGATAATATGCGTCCCTTTGAGATAGGAGCTGGCGTCGCGATAGGCTTCGTTGTCGCGGTTGAGCGCCGCCCAGGCCGCGCCCAGCACGGCGCCGACGCCCACCACCTTGGTAAGCGACATCAGCGCATTGCGGAAATTCTCCGCATCCGAGGCAAAAACCTGATCGCCGCGAATCCTGTCGATGATCGGCTGCGCAATGGTCCGGTAAGCCTTGTCGAGTCCTTGCAGATACGCATTGAGGAACGGGATGAAGCGCTGCGCCATCAGCATATGCGAGCCGTGACGCCCGAAATCGAGCAGGTCGCGCGCCTGCCAGGCCGCTTCCTCCATTGCCTCATAAGGCGACAGCCCTTGCGCCAGCTTCTGCCTGTAGACGATGCCGAACACCGAATTGCGCGTGCCGGCCTCGGTGATCTGCGAGAATTCAAGCCAGCCGCGAAAGGCTTCCGCGAGGTTGCGTGAAAGGTCCTGCGGCGTTCCTTTGCCGAATTCTTCCCATGACGGCATCGTGGTGAGCAGATGCCCGGTCGGGCCAAGGCGGCTGACGAGATAGCCGTTCTGCGCCAGCGCCGCGACGTCGTTGCGAAGCATATGCTCCAGCGGCGCAACGGCGGCGCCGGGCGACACGCCGCCGCCGAGCGCATAGAGCCGTGCGGCTTCGCCTTGTCGCGCCTCCGAGATGAGGCCCTTGAACCCTGACAAGATCGGCACATAGCCGGGCCGCAGCAGGAAAGTGGCGAGCTGGTCGCGGATGTAGTTGGTCAGGATAAAGGTCGGATTGGTGACGATGCCGGCGCGCTGGACGTGGCTGACCGCCCCGACGAGGTCGGAGAACAAATCGCCCATCGTCTGCGGCATCGCGGTCAACAATTCGAACAGCCTGTAGCCTTCGCCGCTGTCCGCCGCCGCCATGACCCGCGCCGCCTTGAGCTTTCCCTCCTTGCGATAGAAGACGATCGGCTCGCCGTGCGGCGCGGTCTTCTCCATGCGGAAGAACGCGCCCATCAGCGGATCTTCGCCGAACAGATTGACGATGCCGGCGGTCGCCACGGCCGCGTCGTCCGGCAGCACGCCGCTGGCGATCAGCTTCTTCTCAATGACGTCGCCGAGGTCGAAGACCGTCCGGTGCGGCTCGTAGGCCGGGACGGGCTCGAAAAACCGGCCGGCGCGGGCGCCGGGCAGCTCGCTCAGCCGTTCGAGCGCGAGATAGATGTCGTTATAGACGATGGCGCGGTTGAGCAGCCGCGCCTGTCCGATCAGCGATTCGATCGGATCGAAGATGTCGCGCGCGGAGCCCTTGATGCGCTTGATGAGCTCGGTCGCGCCTGGCCCTTCATGCATCGCGCCGATGGCGGTGGGGCCGCCGGCCATCGGCTTGTCCGACATGTCGCGCATGAACGGCACATAGAATTCCTGGCGCAGCAGGCGATCGATGACCTCGGGCTCCTTGAGTCCGGCGTCGCGCATCTTGATGAGCTGCTCCCTGGTCCAGGCGTGCACCATGTCGGAGGCGGCGCGGAAGGTCGGATTGGCGGCTTCGAGGTCCGCCATCGCCTGGATGGCGTCGGCCTTGCTGAAGGCGACCGGCGGATTAGGCAATTCGCCGGCTTCGAAGCGGCGCCACAGGTACTCGCCGCGGCGGGCGATGAGGTAGACCGAAAACAAAGTGCGCTTGTCCTCGTCCCATTGGCCGAAGCGGGTGGGCGCGTCGATCGCCTTGGCGAGCGCGTCGGTCAGCGACGGGCCGCGCGGCGCGACGCCGTGATAAGGGACGGTGCCGCGGTTGGTGTCGGCGATGGCGCGCGCACGCGCGGCGTCGGGTGCCATCTGCAGTAGAATGGCGGGGTTGTCGGCCGCCTTGAGATCGACAAGCTTTCCGGTCTCGTCGCGAACCGCGCGGGCGACATCGCGCACCATACGGAACATGTCGGAATTCTTGTCGAACGTCATGTCATAGGCGCGCGACATCACGACATTGATCGTTGCGGCGAGGCCGTCCTCGCGGACGCGCTGGACGACGCCGCGCCAGCCTTGCTGCTTTTCGGCCTGACTGCGGATCATCGATTGAATCGCGCCGGCCGATGACGCTTCCGTGTAGGCCTTGTAGGCTGCGGCGGCATTGTCGATCGCCTTGAGCAGATCCGGCGCGCGCTGCGCCATCAGGTTGCGGAACGCCGTCATGAAGCCGGGCGCCTGCTTCTGCGCATAGGCCGGATTGCCGATCATATGGCGGACGAATTCGGCAAAGCCTTCGGCCGGCCGCGCCTGGGCCGGCCATTCGTAGTCGAGCGGCCCCAACTCATAGGCAAAGGAGTTGATAACATTGGTAAGGTCTTGCCCGACCTTTTGCTCGATGGCGTGCCCCGCTTCGTGGGCCACGGCCACGAGGTCGGGGATCTCCTTGACGCGGATGACGTCGCTTTTCGAGTTGAACTGGCCAAGGCCGCCTTTGATCTGTATGCGGCCTTCGTGCACGGTGAGACCCATCGCTTTTGCAAGGTCCGTCACCTGCTGCTGAAGCGAACGGATTGCGGCGTCCTTCGCTTGCTGCGCGGCGGGCGTAAGCGCGGCAGAGACGCCCGGAAGCGATGACGCTGCTGCGCCGCCGGACGCGGCGGGCGCGGCAGTGGATGTCGTGACGGCGGTCGCCGCCGGCTGGGCGACGCCGGCCGCGGGCCGCTTCACTTCTCCCGCGAGCGTCTGCCCGCTCTTGCGCTGAGCGATGGCCTGCAGATGGGATTCGCCTTCCGCCGCACCTTCGGCGGTGCCGGCGAGCGGCGCTTCCCTGCCCGGATGGACGGATTGCCGGCGTTCCTGCGCCTCAACCATGTCACTCGACGCCTGTTCGAGCATCTCCCGATAGGCCCGATCGAACTCCTGCGGCGTCATCTCCTTCTTTCCAGGCTTGATCGCGGCAAGCTTGGGGCTGATGACCTCGGCCGGATCAAATGCGGCGTGGATCGAGCGCAAAAGGTTCGGATGCAGCACCGCCAATTGATCGCCGACGCCGCCCGCATCGGATATCTTCCGGAACAGTACAGCGTCGTAGCCGTGTTTGACCGCCTCCTGGATCTTCGCGCCGAAGAACGTGCTGCTGAAAGTGCGATAGGCATCTCCAGGCTCAGGGTCGATCACCATGACCTTTTGCGCCCGCGTCCACATCGGATAGACCGGGCCGCCCTTGCCGAATTTCTTGGCGATCTTCAGACTGTTGGATAGAAAAACTGCCTTTTCTTTACTGGTTGAATGGAAGCTGCCCACGTGGCCGAGGTCGAAGGCCTCAAAAATATTCGGCGTCGAGTGATACCAGGTCAGCGCCCACGGCTCCGGCATTCCCGGCAGCTTAAAGCCTGCCTGCTTGGCGCGGGCCTCGCGCGAGGCCTGGTCCATCGGCAGAGCAGGATGGCTGCCCGGGGCGCCAGGAATGCCTTTCCTCGGCGCGCCCGCGGGTCTCCACCCGTGGTGCTCCGCGTAAGTGACCGCTTCGTCTGCGGTCATCGCGTCAACCTCCGCGGCCGTATGTACGTTCGCCATGTTGGTTTTGATCCAATCCTTGGCGGATTTTTCGGCGCCGCTCGCGCCTCCTGCCGACGCCGGAGCGGCGATCGCCGCAGGGTCGCCGTGCTTGCCGGGCTTGAGCGCATTGCCGAACGCAGCCTTGGCGAGCTCCTGGTCGCGCGGCATGTTGAGATAATCGAACAGCCGCGCGGCTGGGACGAGCTTGACCGCCTCGGTTTCCCAATGTGCATCTTCCGGGCTGCCGCCGGTACGCTCGGCCCAATAATAGCGCGTGATGCTGGTGTCGCCTTGCAGATCGCCAATGAGGCCGGTAATCTTGACCTTGAGGCCGGTCTCCTGGAAAGCTTCTTTGATGGCGTTCGCCTGCGGGGAAAGGCCGGGACTGACTCTTCCCTTCGGAAACGTGTGCTCATAACCGCCGAACCGGTCGGTGGGGGCGACGATCCAGACGCGTCCGTCCGGCTCGCGGATGATGACGCCGGACGCGGGTTTCTTGCCGAACGGCGTCTTGAACGGCGGCTCGGTCTTGAGGAGCGCAGCATCTTTCCCGCCGACATTGCTCCAATTCGTCGGAGGCTTCTTAGCCCATGAAGCGCTCTTGAGCGGCGGCCCGGCGGGAAGATGCGCGACGTCCGCGGCGACGGGCGCGCCGCCGGGAATATGGGCGAGCGGAGCAAGCGGCGCGCCCGGATTGGACTGGCTGATCGGCTTTCCGCCGCCGCTCTTGCCCCAGACGACGCTGACGCCGTTCGAAGGCGCGGAAGGAGGCGAAGGCGCGGCTGCCGGGGGCGCTCCCGCAGGCGCAGGCGCGGCGGCGGACTGCATCCTGGCGGCGATCTTCGCCATCAGGTTCTTGCGAATCTCGCGCAGGTCATCCTGCCGGGCGATCAGCGTATCAACAAGCTTGTCCGCTTCCGCCTTGTCGGCGGGGCCGAACTTCGCCACCGCGTCGCGGATGTCCTCGTCGGGAACGAGCAGCACGCGGTTGATCGAGGAGAGCAGCTCCTGGTCCGACATCGGGCCGAATATCTGCGCGGCCTGCGGCGCGATCTTGGGATCGCGCATGGTCTCGAACTCGACAACCTTCGGCCCGAAATTCTGCTTGGGCTGGCCTTGCGCACGATAGCGCAGCGCGCCGCCCTGGTCGATGCGCACGACCTGGGCCGGATCTGTCGGGCTGACGAGGATGTTGTCGCGGCCGAGGCCGATCACATCATGATTGGCGAGCCAGGCGTCGGCTGCAAAGTCTCTCCTGATAGCATCGATTGCGAATTTCGCGTGGGCGCCGGCCGAGGGAAATTTTGCAAGCTGCTGCATTCCGCTCGGCAGCACGCGGCTCGCCACCGCCGGCTTGCCGTCAAGGGTGACGAGCTTCATCTCCGGCACGCTGGCGCCGGCATAGCGGTAAAGCTCATTCGCCAGCATTTCGTTGCGGGCGTGGTCTTCGGTCTGCGGCGTCTTGACGTACCACGCGACGCCATGGGTATCTTTGTAGGTCCCGCCCGGATTGGAGCCTTTCTGGCCGCCTGTCTTGGTCCAGGCCGAGGCGTCCTCCGGAGCGGCCAGCGCAGAAGCGCGAGCGGGCGGCGGCTGAGGCGGCGCAGAAGCTTGTCCAGGCGCAGGGGGTTGTCCAGGCGCAGGGGGTTGTTCAGGCGCAGGGGGTTGTCCAGGCGCAGGGGGTTGTCCAGGCGCAGGGGGTTGTCCAGGCGCAGGGGGTTGTTCAGGCGCAGGAGCTTGCGTCTCCTGCGCAGAGGCCGCGGCGTTTGCTTCAGCGGCCTCAGCCGCGTCGCTCGGCAATTGCTGCGGGATTTCCGGCTCAGCCGCGGCCTGGCGCTCGACCTCGCCGGCAAAGGCCTCGTCCTCGGCGGCAAGATCCGCGCGCAATTTACGCACCCGCACTGCCGGAACAAGCTCGCCGAGGATGCCGTGCAGGCCGCCGCCGATGACGGCGCCAAGCCCCGCCGCCTCGACGGTGTGCCAGGGGTCAGACTCCTGCTCCGTCCCGCCCTGGCGGTTGAGCCATTGCACAACGGGGTCGACCGCAGCCTGAATGTGGCCTTGCCGGACGGCGGCGCTGATGGTGCGGGCAAGCCAGTTTGCGCCGCGAGCCGGAGCGCCGATGAAGCTCTCAGGACTCATCATGCCGCCGGCGAGCGCGCCGCCGAGCGCCGCCGCGCCCTCCAGCGTTGTGCCCCACGGCTGCATCAGGTCATAGCGGGCGAGGTCGGCGACGATGCCGTCATATTCCTTTTTCCACGCCGGACGCAGCTTGCGTTCGGCATCGGTCAGCCGGTCTTCCGGCGCGGTCGCAACCCGCGCCAGCTCGGCGAGGCGTCCGCTGCCGGCGATGGTGCCGCGATAATATGAATTGAGCCGCCCCAGCCTGAAGCGCTCCCCGATATCGACATCGCCGGCCTGTGTCTCTGCGCGGTCGGACGGCAGGACGGAATAATCTTCCTCCGGCGGTTCGGGGCCGGGGACGAGAATATGCCCGAGGCCGAGCGGCCGGGCGAGCCGCGCGGCGGCGGCCTCGCGGGCTTCCGCGGCCTGCGCCGCCGGCTCGGCCGTCAGCACGTCATCGTCCGCCATCGCCTGCTCCGAGCGGATAGCGCTCGAGAATCTGCTTTGCCGCGCCCTTGCCGTATTTCTCGTCGAAGCGCGCTCCGAGGGCGGGGTTGCGCCGCAGCGCAATGATATCGGCCGCGGGAGGCACGGGCCTTGCCTCCACGCTTTTTTCCGCACTTCTCTCCGGCGTCGCTGCCGGCTGCGCAAAATCGGCCGGCACGAACGGGCCAGCGCCCATCCTTACCGCTTCGGCGGTCTCGCGGATCTGCGCAGGGGTCATTGCGCGCACCGCCGCATCGGCGGCCGCGATCTCGTTCTCCTGGTCGACGGCGCGGGCCGCGGCGTCGGATGCCTGCTGTCCCTTGAGCCATTTGCGGATCACGGCGACCGCGGCCTCCTTGACCGCCGCGTCGACGGCATGCGCGCGCAGCGCATAGGTAAAGGCCTGCGGCCATGCCGGACCGAACATCGTCTCGAAGCGCGCAGCCGCCGCAACTACGGCGGCGCGCTCCTGTCCGGGCAGCGCGCGCCACACCGGGGCGATCATCTCGAGCGCCTCGTCCTTGGCGATTGCGGAGCGCTCCTCCGGCGGAATGCCGAGTTCGGCCTGGGCGGCGAGCCGCGCATCGGCCACGGAGCGGAAGGTCTCGGGCTTCTGCGGGTCGTATTGCTGCAGGGCCATGATCACGGCCGGCGATTTTGCGACCGCGCCGGCCGGATCGTCGCGGCGCTTCTTTTCGATCTCCTCCATCGTCTTGATGAGAAACGCTTGACGCTCCACCGCACGGGTCATGCCGCCCGGAACATCGGGCCGCGGCTCGGCCGCGGCGATCATGGCGCGCATGTCGGCGGTTGACATGCCGTCCATGGCATGACGGTCGGCGCCGTTGCGAAGATCGGCGAGATAGCTCTGATAGCGGTCGAGCGCATCGTCGGCGCTTTCGCCGGGCTTGCGGTGGACGAAGAAATCGTCCTCGGTCAACGGCTCACGCACCGTTCCCGTCGCCATCGCCTCGATCGTCGTGTCCTGCAGGCGGCGATTGAACAGCGCAAGGCCCTGCACGCGCTCGTCGCGCGCGACCGCAAAAATCTGGTTCATCCGGGCGACGGCATAGCTCTGCGCCAGCGGATTGTCCTTCGTCCTCTCGACGATACGGTCAAAGACCGCGCCCCTGTCGCCGTCGTGCGGGCCGGTCGGCCCGGCCGCGAGCTGCACATGGCCGGGATCATTACGGCCGGTCTCGCCCTTGAGAAATTCGAGACCGTAGCGGCCGGCGTTCTCGTGCAGCCAGTCGCGGAACGGGCCGGCGGGAATGTCCGCCGCCTCGCCGCGCTCGTGGCGCGAGCGGCCCGGAGGCGCGGCAGGATGGGCCGCGACGCCGCCGGGCATCGCAAGGTGCCGCTCGTAGATCTCGGCCTGCTCCTCCGTGGTGCGCTTGAGACTCTCGAAGGCAGCTCTGCCGCCGGTCTGCGCTTCGAAGTCCCGCGCCGCCTCGACGAGCCGTCCGGCAAAATCGGGATTGAGGCCCTCGATGCGGGCCCTCGTGCGCTCCTTGAGAAAGGCCGCCGCATCCGCGCGCAGCGCCCGGCCGGTCTCCTCATCGGCGATACGATGGCCTTCGATCTGCGCATTGGCGGTGCGCAGCCTGGAGACGGCGGCAAGCCGCGACGCCGCGTCCATGCCGTCCTGATATCTGTCATAGACCGCCTGGGCAGTGCGAAAATCGCCTTGGGCCGCCAGCGTTTCAACGATATTGCGCACATTGCGGCCGCGGTTTCTGGCGATCTCCGGAGCGATATCCTGCGTCTGCCAGCCCTGCGCCTCGAAGCGCTTGGATATCTCGTCGTCGGAAGTATGGAGGAACGCCGCTACGTCGTCCCAGGTCCCGTGCTCCGCGGCGATCGCCGCCTGATTGCCGTATTCGGCCGCACGGTCGGCGGCGGTCTTGTCCTGCCATTGCCGCCACTGCGAATCGGCATGCTGGGTGCCGTAGCGATAATAGGCGTCGGTCAGATAGCGGCCGGATCTCGCCAGCATCGCCTTCATGGCGAGATTGTCGCCCGCGCTCTTGAGCGATTGCTGGTAGAGGTCTTCGATATCCTGCTTGTATTTCGGCAGCGCGTCCTGCGCGGCGCGCCCCTGCAGCCGCCCGAAATCGTTGAACCTGTCGGTGATCGCTTTGGCGAGCCAGGTATTGGTCTCGGAAGCGCCGATCTCGTTGGTCAGTTCCTGGCGCTGCCGCAGCACCTCGAGGGCGGTGTTGCCGACGGCTTCCACGCCATGACCGAGCCCGCCGAGCGCGCGCGCGATCGCGCCGCCGAACATCTCCGGCGACGCCTCGATGCGTTCGAAATCGCCGCCCGGCGCCCCGATCGGACTGACCGACGGCAGCGGATCTATGTTGAGCGCATAGCCGGGCACGCCTGCGGTCCTTCCGCGTCAGAATCCCGATCCGCCGGCATTCTGCCAGCGCAGATAGTTGCCGCCCACGGTGCTCGCGCCGGACAGCAGCGAGCCGGCCGCGGCAATGCCGCCGGCCGCGGCGGCCTGCGATCTCTCGAACTGATAAAGCTGCGACTGCGCCTCCTCGCTTGTCGCCTGCACCTCGGAGGCCCAGGCGCGCTTGGCGGCATTGGAGCGGATCGTCAGCGCGTCGAGCATGCCCATCTGCTCGGTGCCGGCGCGCACCGCGGCAGCCGAACCCACATTCGTATCGACGCCGGACGCGCCAGCATAGGCGCGCTCCTTGCCGATCAGGGCGCGCGTCTGGAGCCCCTTGGCGACCGTCTGGGCCTCCCCGGCCGCGCTTTCCATGCTGGCGTTCTGACGCGCGATGGCGGCATTGTTGGCCGCGACCTGGGCCTGGTAGGCGGCCGCCTCGGATTGCGCCTGGCCGGCCTCGTATTGGCCGTAGGCGTTGACGGCGGTCCCCGCAAGGCCGATACCGAGCAGGGCGGCGGGAAGGCCCATATTCAGATCAGCTCCATAGCCACGGGAGACACAGGCTCAGAGGCACCCGAGCCCGAGCCGCCGGTAGGCAAGAACCACGCAATGCGCCTGATGCCGCGCGTCGTCGAGGGCGTTGTGGGCAACGCCGCCGCGCCGGACCATCCGCGCGTCAACGCCGGCGAGATCCCATGCGGTGCGGGTATCGCGCACGTCCCAATAGGCCCAGGGAACGCGCAAGCCGACTGCGCTGCAGGCGGCGCGCCACAGCGGCTCGTCGAAATTCGCGCCGTTCGACCACAGATACCGCCCGCGGACGAGCCGCCACCATTCATGAAATTGCATCGCCACGATATGGAGCGGTTTTGCCTCGGCAAGGAGAGCATCCTGCGCCTCCTGCGGCTGGCGCCGCCACCATCGGACTGTCGCCGGATCGATCGCAAGGCCCGCGAACTCGCAGGAGGCGCGGTCGATATTGGCATAGAATTCGTGCGGCTCGAGGGAAGAGATGCATCCGCCGCGCGGGTCGAACAGGACCGCGCCAATCGAACGCAGCGCGCTCCCCGGCGCGATGCCCCAGGTTTCGAGGTCGAGCATTACGTGAGCGGACATCAGCCCTCCAGAACGAAGGCGCGGAATTTCGCCTTGCGCGGCCCGAATTCATGCGCCGGGCCCAGGGCAAATCCCAGCGCCTCAAGAAACCGGCAGGCCATCACGTATTCGGCCGCCACCTGTCCTTCGAGCCTGGGATACATCCTATGCATCCTCCCAAGCTCCCGCCGCGCCTCGCGAAAAAACGATACCGGAATCCGCTCAACCGCGGGCGCAGTCATCAGCCAGGGATAGCCGGTGCGGCCGAGCGCCGGCCCGCAGACGCCCCACATGGCGGCCACTTCGCCGCCGATCGCGGCGGCGCGGCGGTAGAGGGCCGCGCGATAGGCCTTGCGCAGCCCCTCGCGCGGCGAGAAGCCATAGCCCGCGCATTCCAGCCGGTCGCCGTCGCGCAGGTTGCGCGCAAGCGCATAGACGTCAGCGATTTCCGCGTCGCGGATCGCGTACATGCCCGCTCTCATTAACCCGGCGTATCGCCGGTCTCGAATGTCGGGACCAGCGCCGTGATGTTCATGGGCAGCGGCAGGCTCTGCTGCACGGCAATCATGCCGGGCGACGCCTCCCAGCCGTTCCAGTTCTGCCAGTCGTCATCGACCGGCTGGAACTTGTCGCCGGAGAAGAGCGGAAGAGCCGCCGCCGGAATATCGGCGTTCGGCACCTCCGGGAGATCGACGAGATTGGTCCACGGAATTTCCTGCTGAAAGTCGAGCGCGGCAGCGACCGGCTGGTTGCAGCCAAGCTGCACGCCGCGGCTCTTTTCCATCCGCACGGTCACGCCCTTGATGATCTTGCGCCGGCCCTGGATGGTGCCCTGCGACTGGTCCTCCAGATGCAAAGTCTGAAGCTGCGCCGTGAAGGGCAGGCCGATCTTCACGTTGGAAGCGGGCTGCTGCAGCGCAATGGTGCCCCCGCTTACGGTCGCCGGCGGGATCACGTTGCCGTCGGCGAGCCCGGTCACGGTCATGCCTTCGAGGTGGTTGAGGTTGGTGATGACGGACACCGGCGTCGTGATGGTCCAGGTCCCGGCCGGCGCCGGGACGGGAAGATTGTTCGGATCGTTCGGGACCGTCTGGACGATCGGCACGGTGATCGCGGCGAGCAGCTGGGTCGCCGAAATGACGTTCGTCACCACGGCCTGGCCGCCGCCGACCCGGATCACGTCGCCCGGCTGATTGCCGGCGAATACCGGCTGGTCGGCGGTAAAGATGACGTTCTGCGACACCAGCGGGACGAACGCCGCGCCCGCGCCGGTCGGATCATTGATGATGACATAGCTCGCCGGCGAATAGTTCGCGCCCTGGGACGTGATCGTGAAGCCGGTGATGACGCCGCCCGTCTGCGTGAATGTGATCGCGAATCCCGAGCCCTCGCCGGTCGGGTCGACCGCATAGCCGGACGGATCGGTATAGCCCTGGCCGCCGGAGGCGATGTAGCCGCCGGTGATATTGCCGGGGCCTTCGGCGGCAGCGGCTGACAGCGTAGCGTTCGGAGCAGGCTGCGGCAGCGCGAGGCCGCAATCGACGCACCATGGGTCCTCCGGCCCGTTCCAGAAATGGTTGTCCATGCGCTCGATGTAGTAAGCCCATTGCTGAACGCCGGGAATGTAGCGCTTGACCACGAAATACGGCGCATCGGCCGGCGGCTCGGTCGCGATCGCGACGCGCTCGAACAGGCCGTTGGTGTCGTGCCGGGCCCAGGCGGCAAGCTGGAGATCCTTGTCGTAGGTCAGCGACAGCAGCTTGCCGTCGCTGCGGCACGCCCACACGACCTTCCACGGCACCCGCGACCATCCCCAGGAGGCGAGCGTAAAGCCCTCGAACAAATGGTTTGAAACCACCGAAAGGTCGGTGCCGGAATAGACGTTGGTGAAGAAATTATATTGAAAATCGCGCACCGTATAGCCGAGTTCCTGAACGTAAAGGATGTCATAGCCCGCGCGGATCGGCGGCAGCAGCGGCGAAAAGCCATTGGATTCCTGGGGCTGCGCGCTCTCGCTCGAGGGAGTCAGCGGCGAGCCCGCGCCGGAAGTGCCCGCGATCTGCCATGTGTCGAGGCCGGTGCAGGTGATGAGGCCGCCGGGCATCGGCAGGAGCCATTGGACGGTGTTGACCTGCTGGCCCCACGGCGTCATCACGATGGCGTCGCTGTCGATCGGCGGATCGGCGGCGTCCATGTTGGTGTAGGCGCCGGTCTGGCTGAAATAGAGCGTGTCGGGATTGTTGAGCGTCGCCCCGTAGACCCGGCGCGACTGGAAATAGCCCGGCACGGAGGGATAGGTGCCGCTCTGCGGCCCGATGTTGAGCGGGGCGACCGCATTGGCGCCGCTCGATGAATCATGGAACGTAACGGTGTCGCCGGCCTGATAGCCGCTTCCGGCGTTCTGGACGATGCCGGCCGAGACATTCCCGTTAACGACGACCGGAACGATAACGCCGTTCGAACCGGTGGCCGAATTGATCGTCGCCGTGGTGGTGGACTGGGAAAAGGCGCCGGGCTGCGGAATCGCGCCGACCGACAGAATCTGGCCGCGCGCAAACGGATTCTGATGCAGGGGCGGAGTGACGGTGAAATCCGCCACCACGTTCTGATCGACCCATTGCGTGCCGGCCGCCGAGCCGGCGAAGCCGAAGGCCGAACCGGCCGGCACGCTGGCCGGCGGCGCGGTGCCGGACGCGCCGGTGTTCCAGATCGCCGCGGGCGCCTTGTAGATGTTGTAGCTGACCGCGCCGGGAACCGGCGTCCAGTTGACGGTAATCGAGCCGGCGGTGATGCTGATATCGACCGAAGCCGCGCTTGATGAGGAATTCGGTGTGTAGGCGACGGGCGAGGCGACGCTCTCATCGCCGTTGGCGTCGACCGCAGTCACGCAATAGGCATATTGCGCGGCCGGGACATTATGGTTGGTGGTGTCGATGGTCGAGACCAGCGTGTTCGGCGTCGCCGTGCAGCTCGCGGGGGCCGCGATCGCCGCGCCGAAGCTGGTGACCGTATATTGCCAGTTCGTGGCGGCAAGCCGCGACAGGTCCGCGGGCGGATACTCCGCGCCGGTCGCCTGATTGACGCAGGCGAGGGTGAGCACGTCGGCCGACTGCACCGCCTTCAGATAAGGCAGGTCGGCAAGCGCGTAGGGAACGCTGTAATTGGTGTAGATGCGGGCAAAGCTGCCGCCGCCGGCATAGGCGCCGAAGGCGAGCGAGTTGACGGGATTGCCGAAGGTGTCGGCGAGGGTGAAGGTGCTTCCGGCGACGTTCTGAACAATGAAGATGCGGCCGTTGAGCTGGGTCATGCCCGCAAAGCCCGCGCCGTAGACCCAATCGCCGTTGACGAAATTGTGGCCCGGCACGGTGGCCTGGCACGGGTTGGCCTGGGTCGCGCCGGTCGCGGCAAACGGCGTCTCGGTCACATAGCCGCCGTTGGCGATGACGCGCATGTAGGACCCGCGCGGGCCGACGCCGAATTCCAGGATGTAGCTCTGGAAAATGTTGAACTGAAAGCGCACCAGCACGGGCGGCAGCGACGACGGCGAAGCGGGCGTCATCGACTGGCCGACGAACAGCGTGCCGGCGCGGCTCGATGCCGGCCCGCGATACGACACGAAGCAGTTGCGCATGACGCTCGCGCCCATGCGCACGCGGTCAGCCTCAAGACGCCCCCACACGCTGGGGGCAATTTCACCGCCGGAGAAGGAGGATTTGAGGAGGGAGGCGGTCATTAATAGCTCACGCCGTCCGGCATGGCGATCGGCTGCCAGCCCGCCACATAGGGCCGGCCGACGGAGAAGCCGTCGCCCCAGCCGGCGCCGGCGTTGCGCACTTCCATCCAGTCAACCGGAAGGTCGCCGGTGGTGATGCCCTCGTTGCCGTCCGAGATGCGCGCCGCGTTGATGAGACCAACCGCGAGCTGCACCCGCGCCGCCAGCAACGACTTGTCGCCGGTGATCGGCATGACGAACCATGCCGCAAGCGCGCCAACCACCGCATTCTGGAGGCTCACGTCCCACAGATCCACGTTGGCGATGCGGCCGGTATAAACGCCGTCGGCGTTGCGGGCATTGGTGAGAATGACCTTGATCTGATTGTCGTTGGCGTCGAGATCAACGGCCGGCACGAACGGAACCGCCGTGCTGACCAGCGGCCGGCTGATGCAGCCGACGCCGGTCATCAGCGGAACGGAGGAGGCGGCCTGGGGCAGCGGCTTCGGGATGACGAAGCGCATGAGCAGGCAATCGGGCGGCCAGGCGTACTCATAGAGCCACGGCGTCGGCGGCAGGGGAAGCGTCGTGCCGGACGGGTTTTCCGGCGTGCCCTGGGCGGCGCGCAGCAAGGTAAGCGGGTTCTGGACGCGCGCCGAATTCCAATGGGCCGCGCGGAACACCGCGTCGGCCTGGATCTGATAAAGGCTCGATGCCGTCTCCGCGGCCTTGTTGTTGGGCGGCGAGGCCGGATTGATCCCGGTGATCGAGGTGCGCGCGGCGATCTGGCCGAGCGCCATGTTGCAGAGATCGACGGGAGCGGTCACGGGCGGCCCCGGCTCAGCCTCTCAGCCATTGATTGCCGTTGGCCATCGTGCCGGTAAAATTATTCGACGAATAATCTCCGGTCGTCGTACTCGACCCGCCTTCGTTGAGCTTGGGGGCAAGCACACAGGTGGAATCGCACGGCGGCACGGTGTAATTGATCTTGAAGTTCTGGATGAAGGCCTGGCTCTTCACCACGTTGAACTGGCGGAACAGCCCGATCGCGCCCATCAGCGCGAAGTTCACGGCCTGCTGATTGCCGATGATGTAATCCTGGCCGGACGCCACGATCGAGCCCGTCAGCGTGTCGGAAACGACAGTCATCGTCTCGGCATTGCCGTCCACATAGATCTGCACGCCGGCGGCGCGGCTCGATCCGTCGTAAGTCGCGGCGACGACGTGCCATTTGCCGTCGGCCAGCACCGTGCCGCCATGCACGTCGATGAGATTGGTGCCGTTCGTATTGATGACGCGCACGGTGGCGTTGCCGTTGCCGTCTACCCAGAATTCATAGCCGGGAAACGGCGCAGCGGCCGTCACGTTGGTGAAGTAGATGCCCGATACGCCATTGTGGCCGCCGCCGCCCAATGCAAACAGAACCTGGGCGACCACGACGGTCCACGGCTGAGTGCGCTCGTATTCGAGGATATTGCCGTAGGAGATCCCTGAATTGGTGAGATCTCCGTTCCACCACCAGCCGTTTGTTCCGGTAAAAGCCGCGGGCGGGATGACGCGGTCCGCCAGAACGGTGTTGTTGAACACCGCCATGCTGGCGATGAAGCCGCCGAAGACGTTGGCGCCGTTCCATGAACCGAGAATAATGCTCGTCGGGCTTCCATATCCGTTCACATCGGCAGTATGCGTTCCGGCCGCTCCGGTGGTGCCGGCGCCGGTCCCAACCGAAGACAGCCGCCGCGTCGATAGAGCGCCTGCGACGGATACCGACCCCCAGTTCGTCTTGGTCCAGTCATAGGCGTTGGTGTCCTCCAACAGCGTCGAATTGCTGTCGTTGAACGTCATAAACGCGCCGTTTGTGATGTTCATCAGTACGCCGTTGACGGCGTTGTCCTGGATGAATCCGATGTTGGTCCCGCCGGCCGCCGGGGCGCCGAAAGTGGCGATCTGAACGTTATATCCGGAGGTATTCTGGAAGGCAGTAAGGAGCGCGCCGGTCGCGGTCGTGTTGGTCGAAAATCCGCCGAGTCCCGACCCCGCCGTGACCGTGCCGCTTCCGCTGATAAAGGATGACGGCGTCGTTACCGTCTGCGACCCGTTCCAATAGAGTCCGTTGGCGAAATCCATCACCACGGTCGGGTTGACGCCGGCAAACTGGAAGCGCTTCCACCAATTCGGATCGACCTGCGAGACAAAGCCTCCGGCCGGCTGCATCTGTGCGGCGGGCGAGAAGAGCCACGCCTGGCCGGCGGCGAGCACGGTCAGGCCAAGCAGCGCCAGCGCTGCGGCGAGCAATCGTTGCATCGGGTAAATCGCGTCAGAACTGCGTGTAATAGACGATCGCCTGAATGGCGACGGCGGCGCTCGGATTGATGCAGAGATCGTTGCCGGCCGGCACCGGCGTTATGCCGGTGTAGACCGGCAGGTGATCGACATTGCCCAGCGCCGAGCCGGTGAGCTGGAACATCGGCGTGATCTTGGTCGTGCCGGTCCCGCAGGTGCCGCCAGTGCCATAGACAAGATCGACATTCACCGCCGCGGCGGCGAGGATGTTCCAGCCGCAGACATAAATCTGCCCGGTGGACGCGCCTTGGACAAGGCGCGTCGGCGTGGCGATGTTGTTGTCATAGAACGCCGAGCGGTTGCAGCCGAACATCTGACTCGGCGATACGCCCGCGGTCTGGCCGAACGCGGCCCCGCAGGCGAGAGCGAGCGCAAGTGCGAGCGCAGCAAGGAAGCGGGCGGGCAGCGTCATGGCGTCACCTCCGCAGCCGCCGGCCTGGTCCACCGCTCGCCGTCCCATTCCTCGTAAAGCGGCTCGTCGATAAGGTCGGGCAGCAGGCGCGCCGCGTCATTGGCGACATCAAGCTTTTCATGGGCGTGGACAACGGCGCGGCGCGGTCCGGCCGCGCCGGGGGCAAGAAAAAACTCGTGGCCGGGCGCGCACAGCGCGCCGCCGATCTGCGCGGGGGCCAGAAGCCGGCAGCGCCGCAGACCCTGCGTCACGGCCGCACTCCCGCGTCGCGGTCGGGGTCATAGGCGGCGATATCGCGGTCGTAGGATTGCATCGAGCCGCTATAGAAGCGCCTGCGGCGGGCGGCGGATTGCTGTATCGCCTGCTCCACGGCGTCGTCCTCGCGCGGGGCCATGGCGACGATCTGCAGCTCCACCCGCTTGCAGGCTTTGGCCTTTCCGGTGGCGGGGTCGATGCTCTCGTTGCTCGATGCGCAGGTGACCTTGGCGGCCGCGCAGAATTCGAAGATGTCGCCGACCTGGGGCAACTCGCCGTCAAGGTCGAGCTTCGCAAGGGTGTCGTCATCGAAGCTGATGCAAAGGCCATAGGGATATTCCGGCACCGGAGAAGGCGCCTGTTTTGCGAGCGCCGCTTCCTCGGCGAGGCGCGCCGGAGATTTCGCCATATCGATCATGCCGCCCTGCGGCCATTCCGCGCCGCCGCCGTTGTAGGCCGCCATGCCTTTGCTCCCCTTCTACGCAGCGTTGGTCCCGGCGACGGCGCCGGCGCCCGCGGTGTTCATTACCCCGGGAGCGGCCGGCGCGCCGGTGTCGCCCTCGCCGGGCGCATTGGCGAGCTCGTCATTGTGACGCTGAGCGAGCGCGGCCAGCTCCTCTTCGTGCTGCTTGTGCAGGGCATCACGCGCCTTGGCGTGGCGCGCATGGGTTTCCTCGCGTTCGGCGGCATGCCGCTCATGCACGGTCTTCGGGCGCCTGTCGGCCTCGCCGTGTCTGGCTTTACCGCCGCGATCGTACCAGCTCGCCTTCGCCATCTTTTTCTCCCCGGTCATCGATCCGGATGAAACGCATGCAATGTCCGGTCGCGCTGATTCTGCCCGCGACCTGCGAGCAGGCCTGCGGCGGCCGGAAGCTTCCGCACTGGGCGCACCATTTTTCCCCGCAGGGACGGGTGCGGTAGCGCGCCGCGCGCTGCGGAATCATCAGCCGGATTTGTGGTCATACCAGTTGCGCTTTCTGGCGCGGCTTTTGCTCATGGCGGAGAGCCGCAGCCCGAGATTGCCGGCGGCGCGCAGCGACGGATTCTTGCTGTGGGCGTCGCGCTCCATCTGCTCATGGACGGAGATGCCGTGCTCCCTGGCGCGCTCCTTTTCGCGGCCGGGGCGCTTGATCGCCTTGCTGATCCATTTCTTCGCCATCGGTCATTTCCCATCGTACCAGCGCCTGGCCCTCGGCGAAGCGCTGCGGCCCGGCTTGACCGGCTTGCCGTCCTTGACCCTCTCGGGCAGCTTGCCGCCCTTGTCGGCCGCTGCGAATTCCGCCGCCGCCCGGCCTTCCGCCGTCTTCTTATTGCGGTTGGCGAAAGCCCAGCGGCGCTGGGCCTGCGAGACGGGCGGCATCGGTCAACGCAGGCGATACCAGGTGTTATTGGCGAGGCTGTATTGCAGCTCGACCGAGGCACCGGCGCCCAGCGTCGTAAGCGTGATGCTGCCGCCGACGAGAGTCTGGCCGGTGTTGGGCGCAAGGGTCACTGTGTTGGTGGCGAACGCCGAAGCCGTGCCGTTGACGATCTCGACCATGTCGCCGTCCGGCACCGGCGATGCGGGCAGGCTGATTGTGGCCGCCGACGG